AGGGCGAAGGCATACCAAAGCACGAGCATTCATATTCACACCTGACGATGTGCCATGCTGGCAGTTGCCGGGTGAGCAATGAACGCCGGTCGATGGTGATGACCAAAGACACCCAGCCGATAAATTTGCTTGCCGGGGAATGGCATGAGATCGAGGCCTTGGAAGATGGGACCGTGTTTGTGAACGTGTTTGCTGAGGGAAAATATTAAAAGGGCAAGCCGCCAGCCCATCTTGGCGGCATTTCATGGAGATGAAAAAATGGATGAAATCAAACTAAGCACCAATCTGGTCAATGGCCTCCTGCAGTACCTGGGGAGCCGTCCGTATGTTGAAGTGGCTGGGCTTGTCCAGGCCATCCAAAAAGAAGCCGCTGAACAGGGTGCCAAACCTGTTGCCGCGCCCGAAGCAGAGTAAGGAGTTGTCATGGCGGATGAATCTGTCGATACACGTTTGTCCGTCCATGAGGCGGTGTGCGCACAACGGTACGAGGGAATCAAAAAATCTTTTGACCTGGGCGAAAAGCGCATGACGAAGATTGAGTATCTCTTATACGGTGTGATTCTGGCTGTGCTGTTTGGGCCGGGTGTGGCCGCGCAGTTTGTGAAGCGGCTACTGGGGATCTGAAATTGATCCGGTTACCGCTTTCACGATGGTTTCCGGCGCTATATCGGGCGTTCGGAAACTTTGTGCTTTGGTCCAGGAAGCTAAGGCGGCTGGAAAAGAAGTAGCCGACCTGACGAGCCAAGTTACCAGCCATGTGGGCAAAGTGCTTGAGCACACGCAGGAGTTGAAGAAGGCAGAGCTAGAAGTTAAGAAGAACCCGCCTAAGGGCAAGTCCCTGCAGGTTCTTGCGTTTGAGGAGGTGGCCAGGAAGATTGAGTTGCGTCAACAGTACGAACAACTGCGCAACATGATCATCTATGAGTTAGGTTTACCGGGTGGATTCTGGGCGGATTTTGAGGCGACAGTGCATCGTTTGGAGCAGGAACATGAACGGGAGATGGAACTAGCCGAGCAGATGCAAAGGGAACTGGAATGGCAACGCAGGGTCAAAATCGATCAAATGCAGGAAATGGCCCTAGAGGTGGTGCTCGTTCTGGTAATGCTGGCATATCTCGTGGCGCTGGTATGGTCGGTGATGTTGCACCAGAAGAGTCGATTGGGTGTCTGGTTGGTCTGACCATCATGGCGTTTCTGTTTGCGGTGATGTTGCCGGTGATGATGTTCATGTACGTAGACATGCAAAAACTCAGGCTGGAAAACGACAGGATTACCAACAAGATTGGCAAGTACCGGGATTTGATTGAAAGGTGCGATAGGTGAGCGAACAGCAAGATAAAGCGCTGGGAGTATTGGATAGGGTATTGGCCTACGTGGACAGCCCGTTCAAGCTCGTCGCTTTGCTCATCATGTTCGTCTTTGGATTCTGCGCATGGTTTGTGTACACCAACCAGGAGTTGCTGGTCGGGGCCTACAAAGAGAGCCAGAAGCTACCCAGTATCAACGAGGCCCGGGCAGATGACGCGGCGGCAGTGCTGTTCAGGTACGGCAACGCACAGACAGTGGCCATCTTCAAGGTCAACCCATTATTTGGCACCCGGGTTCTGTACCGGGCCTATACGAAGGAAGGGCGCGACAAGCGCATGGAGGGTATCGATGTTGGTCTGTTCACGCAAAACCCCAACAATAATGCAGACGTTGTCCGCCTTATGGCAGGAGAAACGCCATGCGGCGATTACCACAAGCCACAAAGCGAAATTGGACTGTGGTACGTCGAAGTTGGTGTCACCCACGGATGTCGTATCTCTGTACCACCAGACAACACGCGTTTCATCGGTCAAATTACCGTCGGGTTCAAAGATCGACCTGAAAGCATAGAGGACGTTCAGTCCCTTATGGCCATTGCTTCATCCATGTTAACCAAGAAGAGCTACTGATGCTGACACTACTATCCACCCTGATCTCATTCCTGATGGGCGGCTTGCCCAAGTTGCTGGACTTTCTGCAAGACCGCTCGGACAAGAAGCACGAGATGGCCCTGGCCCAGTTGCAGATTCAGCGGGAACTGGAGATGCGCAAGCTGGGTTTTGAGGCCCAGGAGCGCGTCGAGAACATTCACACCCAGCAGATGGAGATCGAGACCAAGTCGGCTGAGAAGCAGTCCCTGATCGCGGCCCAGCAGGCTGAGATGCAGGCCATCTATGCGCACGACACGTCACTTAACGAGGGCACCAGCCAGTGGATGAAGAACCTGCGCGCCAGCGTCCGTCCTGTCATCACCTACGGGTTCTTCTTCTTGCTGGTCGGGATTGATGCCGCCCTGGCATGGCACGGTTTCAGCACCGGCGTTCCCTTCCAGGATATGGCCGATCAGCTATGGGATGACGACACCCAGGCTCTGTTTGCCAGCATCATTGCATTCCACTTCGGCGGTCGGGCGTTTGGCAAATGAACGTCAGCCCCAAAGCCATTGCCATGATCAAGCACCATGAAGGTGTAAGACAAAAGGCTTACCGTTGCCCAGCCAAGCTGTGGACGATTGGCGTCGGGCATGTGCTGTACCCTGAGCAGGGGAAACTGAAACTTGATGACCGGATGTCGGTCCCCCTGCGCCCGGAGGATGACCGGGCATTTTCGATGGATGAAGTTGATGGGATTCTCAGAAGTGACCTTGCTCGGTTTGAACGTGGAGTGGCTCAGTACATTACAGTACCTCTCACCCAAGGTATGTTTGACGGTCTTGTCAGTTTTAGTTTTAACGTCGGTCTGGGAACACTTCAGCGTTCGACGCTTCGTCAGAAGCTTAATCGTGGCGATAAAGCGGGCGCGGCTGAAGAGTTGATGAAGTACTGCATGGCCGGCGGGAAGATCCTCAAGGGCCTGCAGAATCGTCGCATAGACGAGCGTGCCCTGTTTATGTCCTAATATCACCATCTGCGGTTGATGTATAGGGCATCCGGTGGGAAAATCCACTAAACGAAAGGAATGCGATGACCCCGAGCTTTGTCCTGACATACGACAGCCTCACCAGTACGGTTCTCCAGTACCTGGAACGTAAGGATGCGGCTGTCGTCAACGCTATTCCGACGTTCATCACGCTGGCTGAATTTGAGATCGCCCAGGAGATCAAGACCCTGGGTCAGTTGCAGATTGTTGAGGCCACCATGGAGATCGGCAACCCGGTGTTGCAAAAGCCTGCCCGGTGGCGCAAGACGGTGTCCATGAACGTGTCCGTAGATGGTAAGCGCCAGCCCGTGCTGTTGCGCAAGTACGAATACCTGAAGAACTACTGGCCCGATGCTAGTCAGACTAGTACTCCGCTGTATTACGCCGACACCGACTGGGAGCACTGGTATCTGTCGCCGACGCCGGATGCGGCTTACTCTTTTGAGGTGCTGTATTACGAGCGGATCTCCCCGTTGAGTTCGACGAACCAGACGAACTGGATCACGCAGAACGCGCCCAATGCGATGTTGTTTGGCACGCTGTTGCAGGCCATGCCGTTCTTGAAGAATGACCAGCGGCAGATCTTCCAGCAGAAGTACACCGAAGCATTGAACGCCCTCAAGACAGAGGATGTGTCACGAGTTGGCGACCGACAGGCCGTGGCCATTGACAGTTAAGGAATCAAAATGACCTCCTATGTAAATCCCTATACCGGGCAGACAGTCAGCCCCAGCCAAGTTGGTTATGAGGCGTTGACGATCTCTGTTGACACGGAGATCCAGTGGCCAATCAATGGCAACACCATCAACGTCGTTGCCAACATCATCGAAGTGACGGCAACGGTTGATGGCCTGAACTTGATCATGCCTCCGGCCACCCAGGTTTCTGATGGCCAGAGCACGTTGATTCGCAACGTCGGCTCGCACTCTTTCACGGTTGTAGACCAGGATCTGCACACCATTGTCAGCGTTGCTTCTGGTGTTGCGCAGTACATCTACGTGACGAGCAACACGACGATTGATGGAACCTGGGGCTCGGTTACCTTTGGTGCCGGCACCTCGTCGGCCAACGCCGCCACCCTGGCCGGATATGGCCTGGATGCAAGTGGCGTGACGCTGAACACAGCTACCCCGGTGGTGACGTTCTCGTCCAGCTATCTCATGAACAACACGGCTCGTTCCAAGCTGTTTGTGTGGACCGGTGGTGCTGGAACCCTGACGCTACCCAGCGCCTCCCAGGCTGGCGCTGAATGGTATGTGATAGTTAAGAACGATGGCACTGGCATCTTGAACATTGCCCTGACCGGTACTGACACAATTGACGGAAACGTCAGTGCTCAGTTGCAGATCCAGGAATCGTTCGTAGTGGTCTCTGACGGCAGTGTGTACTACTCATATGCCTATGGCCAGTCGGCGCAAG